ACATTGACAGCTACTAATACTGCATTTCTAACAGATATCGATGGCGATGGAACGCCGGAAGCTGGAGAAACTTCCCCAACTGTATATACTTTAACACTAACTGGTGGAAGTATTAACTTTGAAAACAATATTACTTTCCTTACTCCTGAAACGTTGGGTGTTATTAACCAGCCTATCGGTCACGTAACTGGAACTCGTAATATTGGTGGAAGCTTTACTTGCTATTTAAGTAATTCTACTGCTGCAGGTGCAGATCTATGGGAAGACCTAATAGAAGCTACTAGTACAATTACTAATAGCTTTAATTTAGTATTTGATATTGGTGGAGCAGCATCGCCAACTATGAAAGTTACTTTTCCAACTTGTCACTTGGAAATTCCTACACACTCTATCGAAGATGTTATCTCTCTTGAGACCACCTTCCATGCTCTTCCTTCCACTATCGGTGGCACAGATGAAGCAACGATTGTGTATGTCGGCCCAGTTCCAGCATAGTACTAGGTAGTGAAAAATATTTCTTGACTTTTCTGGTCTTTTGGAATATACTATGTAATAGAAAATCGAAACAGGGGTGAATTTTCATCCCTGTTTTGTTTCCACACTTAAACAATAAGGATTTAAAAAAATGGCTGAAGTACCCACTACATCAAAGACCCCAGTTTCACTAGCGAGTCTTATGACTCCGAGCAAGACTGTAACAATAGATTTTCCCGGACATGAAGATATGACAGTAGACTTGTGTTATCTAGCCCGTGAGGAATTAGTAAAACTTCGTAAAAAATGTGTTACAACAAAATTTAATAAAAAGACCCGTCAACCTGAAGAAGAGTTAGACGAAGAAAGGTTTTTAATAGAGTATTGTAAAGCAGTAATCAAAGGATGGTCAGGCTTAAAATATAAGTACCTAGAAGAGCTTCTATTGGTAGATATCTCGGGTCTTGACGCTGAAGACTACTTACTTTACACTCAGGAGAATTCCGAACTACTCATGAGAAACGCAAGTGACTTTGATTCTTGGGTTACTGAAACAGTGAGTGATTTAGAAAATTTTACTGGGAACAAGTAGACAGAATACGAAGTCTGCTTGAGAAATATGTAAAACAGTCAGATCAACTAGGACTAGATAAGTACTTAAAGATCTGTGAGCAGTTAGGCGAAGAGCCAGACCCCGATAAGATGCCCCTCGAGATTTCAGATTTTCCTTCTGAAGTCCAAGTGGCATTTTTTATATTTAGCTTTCTTGAAGATGCTTGGGAAGGACAGTCAGGCACTTACATGGGAAAGAAATGGGGTAATGTAGGATACTTGTTCAACCTTTATAGCGTAGACGAACCCAGAACTGTTATGTATATTATGAAGATGTGGGAAGGAGAGTTAGTAGCATATAGATCCGATAAAGCGGAGAGGCAGAAAAAAGCAGCTGAACGTCAGTCTGCAGGCGGTGGAAAAAATTACACCCATAATGTGAAGAGCTAATGGCTAAAAATAAAATTGAAATTGACGTAAGAGTTGATGACAAAAATACTACTAAAAAACTTGGTCTTGAATCTAAAAAAACCGCCAAAAATCTAAATGATATGGGCAGGGGTGCACAAACCGCTGACCGTAATCTAAAAGGTGCAGCTAGAACCTCCTCTAGCGGAACAAAAAACTTTTCAAAAATGGCTCAAGGAGCCGGTGGTCTTGTAGGTGCTTATGCTACACTTGCTGCCTCAGCTTTTGCTGTGTCAGCAGCATTTAACTTTTTAAAGAGTGCCGCAGATTTCAGTAATCTTATAGCAGGTCAAAAAGCATTAGGTGCAGTAACAGGTGTAGCCTATCAATCAATAAGTAACTCTATAGTAGATGCTACTAACGGTCAGTTAAAATATGCAGATGCTGCTAAAGCGGCGGCAATTGGAACAGCTTCAGGAATATCACCTTCTCAGTTAACAAGACTAGGAGCTGCGGCTAAGAACGCCTCTCTTGCTTTGGGAAGAGATTTAGGTGATTCTTTTGACAGATTAATACGAGGTGTCACAAAGGCAGAACCAGAACTCCTCGATGAATTGGGTATTATACTAAGACTAGAGAATGCTACCCGTAAGTATGGTTTAGAAATAGGTAAGTCTAAAGATGAATTAAATGAATTTGAACGAAGTCAAGCAGTAGCAAATGAAGTATTGAGTCAAGCCGAGCGTAAGTTTTCGGCAATGGAAAAAATGATGCCTGCTAATGCTAATGCTCTAAACCAGTTCGCAAAATCTTTCGATGATATAATTAATTCTATAAAAACAGGAATAGCAGGCCCGCTAGCTTCTATAGCTACTTTTCTTAGCCAAAATATGCTGGCGCTGTCGGGTGCAGTAGCTCTATTCGCAGGAGGTTTATTAAAACAAATCTTACCAAGTATGGCTGCATGGAAACAAAGTAGTATAGATAATAGAACGCAGATTATAAGAGATCAAAAGGCTATAGGCATAAGGCTTGACCGAACTAAAGAGAAGTATGCAAAACTGCAGGCAGCAAGGATAAATGACACAGTATCTGCTACAAAAGCTTCTGCTAAAATAGTATCAGGTACAACTGGAGGCACTAAGTCTGGTAGTGGCGCTTTGGACTTTTTAGCTGGAAGGACAGACTCTAAAAAATCTGCTGCTGCTGCTAAGAAAGCAATCGCCCATGCAAACAAGCAAATAGCTGACGGAGCAACTAAAAGAACTGGTATACTAAGAAATGCAAATAAGCAGCAAGTTGCTGATCTACAGAGAAGTTATGAAATAAGATCAGGTATTTACAAAAGGGGTATGGATGATGTTACTTTTCAGTTAAATAGAGCAAAACTGGGATGGAAAAGTACAACATTGACAATAAAAGCCTCTATATCAACTATAAAAGTAGCTATGGCGGGGTTGGCTTCATTTGCCGCTGGAGTGGGTAGACTTATAGGAAAAGCCTTCTTCTGGGTATCCATGCTCTCTATAGCATATGATGGGGTGAAGACTCTCATGGAATATCTATATCCAACCTCCGAAGCGACTAAAAAGTTAGAAACGCGTACTGAAGAGCTTACTGAGAAATACAAAGTATTAAGAGAGGAGATAGAACGTACTATAGAGGTTATGAAAGACTATACTATGCTCACCTCTTCAGAGATGGCGCAAACTAGGGGTAAGACTGTAGCCAGTTTAGATATACCTACTTTTATGCTAGAGATGAATGAAGCCCTGGATCTGTACGGGAAAGGCTTCATACCCCCTAAAATGTATGATGATATGATGGCAACCGCTAATGCTGCCTACGCACTAGACGAAGGATTCGGGGTCCTTGGGCATGCTTTAGAAAAGGGGGAGAAAATAACTCTCACTAGCATGCAGAGTATGAAGAGACTTGATAATGAGCTACAAAATATTGGTATGACAATCTCTCAAATGCCTTCCCATATTCAAGCCATGAATACAGAGTTTACAAAGCTTGTAGGTACTATGAATAAACCCTTTGGAGCCAATCTTCTAACTGCTACTGATACAGTAATAAAGAGCCAAGCGGTGTCTTTTAATGCATTGAGAAAGGAGTACCTCGCGCAAGATGCCCTTTTAGCCGATTTCAGAAGAAAGAATAACTTAGACCCTAAGACTGGTGAGCCTAAAAAATATAAAGACTATAAACCCTCTGAACTAGTAGAGTCAGAATATCCACTCCTGCCCGGGCAGGATACTCCGACCATGGTTATACCTAAGTCTGCTATACCTAGCCAAGAGACTCTGCAAGACCATGCCAAGCGGACTGGGCAACTTGCTGAAGAGCTAAAGATAATAAAGGAGCTACGCCTATCCTACGAGGATAACGTGGCTTTTAAGGGTAATTTAGTGAAGAAACAGGGAGAGCTAAATAAACTAGGGACAGATCAAGTTAATGCCCAGGTTAAGATGAAGGAAATGCTAACGCAAGGAATAGGTCTAGCAGATAAACAGACTAATATACGTGCTATGAATCTTGCTTTGCACGAGTCCACAAATGATGAACAGCAAGCAGTCATAGTTCTAGAAGCTAAGGAACTTACACTCTTAGATAAAGAGGGAAAGGCTAGAGCTAATCTCAGCGATACTCAAAAGCTAACTTTAAATTCAGTTAGAGTAGCATTAAAATTGGCAAGAGGTAAGGTAAGGATCGCTACTGCTGATAGGGACTTGGCCTTAAATAAGAATAAAATAACTATAAAGGATCTAGAGATACAAGATAGTATAAATAAGCAAATGAAAAAAAGATTACAGCTTACTCGAGATGTTTCCAGAGCTACATTAGCTCTGAAAAATATTCAACAAGGTGGCACAGGCTTATATGGTGTAGCAAGAGGTTTCGCTGCCGCTACAGCCCAGAGAGATCTTCTAGGCTCTAGAAAGATCCAAGGCCAACAAGCCGTTACAGATACAAAATCCACTTTCGATAAAGAAAATACTAGAAGTATTGAAGATGGCTATGATGCAGAAAAGGTTCAAAAGGCCTCTGATGCTAATAAGCTAGCTCAACAGCGTTTAGATAGTGTAAATCAAGAGATAAAGCTTTTTGGACAAAGAGCCGAAATAATGGTATTAAATTCCAAAGCCGAAACTGAGTTTTTAGTGGCACAAAACGCAGGTCTTTCTATGAACCCTGCGGTAACTGCCTATAATACCGCTATTAATTTGGCCAAGAAGGACGGAATTGAGCTATCTGCAGAGCAGCAGCTAATGCTTCAAGCTGAAATAACGGCACAGACTCTTCTTACAGATAGTCTCCAGAGAAAGCAGGAAATGATGGACGGAGTTTCTAGTAGTATATCTACTGCCTTTATTTCTATTGTTGATGGAACAGCTAGTGTAAAGCAAGCGTTTGCAAGCATGGCTCAAAGCATTCTACAAATGATACTTAAGATGTTAGTAGAGATGATGATATTGCGTACTATGATGTCTGTATTTGGCATGGCAGCGCCAGGTATGGGAGCCTCTGATGGTGCCTCTCAAGTAATGCACAATCCCAATGCCCACGACTGGACCGCGAGGTCTGGAGGTATATTTAGTCCTCAAGGAAAACTGGCACAAGGATATGCAACTGGAGGAGTCGCAAGAGGCTCCACTTCAGGTTACCCAGTAACTATGCACGGAACCGAGGCAGTAGTACCCTTGCCTAACGGGAAATCCATCCCTGTCGAAATGAAAAACAGCGGTGGTACTAATAATAACATTGTAGTAAACATATCATCTGATGGGCAATCCAACACTAGAGGAAGCAGTGGCCCCGATATGGATAAAATGGGCAACGCAGTTGCTATGGCAGTGCAAGCTGAACTACAGAATCAAAAACGTTCGGGTGGAATACTTAACCCATATGGAGTAGCATAATGACAATAGGTTTTATATATGACGGTGGATCGACATACGCCACCCCCGATAAATCGTTAGGAAAGGTAATCACTCCTAGAATACTTACTGCCACCTTTGGGGATGGCTACGAGCAGCGTATAGCTGATGGTATAAATACTTTAACGGAGGTGTATTCTTTAAACTTTAAAACTAGACTCAAGGCAGAGATCGATGATATAGTAGCTTTTTTAGATAGTAAAAATGGAGTAACAAACTTCACCTTAACCCTACCAGATACTAATAACACAACCAGGGCGGGGGAAAGAGATGTTAAGGTTGTAAGCACAACTTATTCTGTAATCTATGACTTTTCAGACTACTATAGTCTGTCTTTGGAACTAAAGAGAGTTTTTGAAGCATGAGTAATATAATTGCCACAGATGTACAAGTACAGGAAGTACCTTCTGCCCGAGTGGATCTGTTTGAAATAACTCTGCCGGAAAGTGATCCTATATACTTCCATCCTGGTTTAGACGATGATTTAACAAATATACAGTTCAAAAGCAGAACTACACCCGCTGCCGGAGTAGACTATACAGTAAATACATATATACCTATGCCAATGCTAATAGACGGATTAGACTTACAGGCAGATGGCGCTTCTAGTAGACCAGCGCTCACTATAGCAAATATAGGGTCACTATTTAGCACTCACTTAGGAGGCTTTAAGAATGATGACTTAATTGGGCAAAGACTGGTTCGAAGACAGACCTTGAAAAAGTATTTAAAAGGAGAGTCAGGCGATACAGCGGATACAGTTGCCTCTATAGAATTTCGTATACAAGAATATATAATTGACAGAATCTCCTCAGAAGATAATATCTCGGTAACTTTCGAGCTGGCAATGCCTTTTGACCTAGAGAATATAAAATTACCTCGCAGAGTGGTAGTAGGTAAATACTGTAGTTGGCAGTATCAAGGACATAAAAGCCAGGGAAGAGGAGGCTGTACTTGGAATAGAGACGGCTCAGTAGTATATAAGAGTAGTAGCACTTTGTATACACATAATGGCTACTTTAATATTGATGATAATCCTCTAGTACATCATGGAGTATCGTGGACTGCCCACGGGGCTCCTTCGAATTATGTAGCTTCTACAGCATATACAACCGCAGATTATGTACAATGGCCTGCCTATGGCGGTATTTTTTATAACTGTATAATAGCTGGTACGGGTAATGAGCCTAGC